TTCTGACACTTCATTACCTCCTTCTGCGTTTGCCTGTTTTGCTATTTGTGTATCAGGCAACGTAAATCTTGAATGCTTATATGCATCAAGAATCTTATCAATCTCTTTTGACTTATTAACATCTGAACTTTCAACCCAACCAATTAGTTGTGCTGGCTTTCCAGATACTGGAGAGTCGTATGTTTTTTCTGTTGAGATAAAAACAGAATTGCTTTCTTCGCAATAAAAAATGTTTTCTGTTACAACTTCAGTTGCAATTCCTTTAAATATTAATTGACCATTTACCTTTTGAATAGACAACACGTTGCAAAGTTCATTTGCTGGAGAATCAACAATTGATAGTTCAATTAAATCATAATCTTTAATAAATCTTACTGTCTTGCCATTTGCTTTATTAACTTCATTGTCTGACTCATTAATCTTTCCGCCAATTGAAAATCCAGAAAGAGTTCCGTCTAAAACTTTTTCCCATGTGTCTTGTGCGCCCTTTGAGATGTAAGCATCTACATAGACACCGTTGTAAAATTCTTTTGATTTTGGATCATAGTATGTTTCTGGCTTAAATGAAACAACTTTCCCAACTGCTGTTGAGTTATGCATTTCACGGAGATTTCCTCTAAAACCTTCAAATGCTTTTAAGCTTGCTTCTGCTGTAACAACGTCGCCTGTTTGATCTACATTGTCTAATGTAGCAAATCCAGACACCGTTCTTTTTTCACGGTTAACCTTAGTAAAGGGAACCGATAGACTGATGTTGTCGCCATGACTGGACCACAAAGACTTTTCAATATTCATATGCTTAATTTTAGCGACTTATATATAAAAAGGCAAATAGTGGTTGAGCAGGTTTACTCAACTTGTCTTCCATCGCCCTTTGCATTTCTGCCTTCTCCTGAAACGTCTGGGGAAGTTGCTTGACGATCTTGTGACCTTTGTCTGGTATTTCCAGCTTGGGCTCTGATTTCTGCTGCTTGGGCTTGAAGGTCTACAACCTTATCTCCCCCATCAATTGGAATCATACCCTTTCTAATTCTAACTTCATTAGGTGTTATTACCTGCATTCTTAAATAACGCTCATCAATTTTAGACTGAGTATCTTCGTCTGTTAATGTTAATTCGTTAAATTTTAATACTAGCGCATCTGTCTTTTCGTCAAAAATATTGTTAATTTTCTTCTCTAAAATCATTTGGGCTGGTCGGCAAACCTGTTCTTTAAATGTCTTATCTGCATCACGAGCAACTGCCAAGTTTACTCCTTCTGGGGTGCCAATTTTATTAATTGGTACACGGTGAGCTAGTAGGATTTCGTCTCTATTTGATTTACGATACTTTTCAAACGACCCTTCTTGATTGCCCGCCTCAATCGGTTCCATTTTAAATTCAACCTTTGAGTCTGGAGTATCTGAAGGAAGTGGGACGTAAAGAGATCTATGATTTTTCCCTTTTAATCCAACCTGAAAAAACTCTAGCAATTTTCTTTCTGATTCTGGAGAAAGCTTGGCCCCTTTTACTGTAATAATATATCTTGGAACCGCCTTGTTTTCAAAATAGTCAAGGTTATATTTTCCAGAAAATTCGTTTCCAACTAGGGCAACCTGTGCTGCAACAATGTCTGGTATTCCATAATAGTTGTTCATGGGGGTATACTTTTTTAAATGAATAATTTCATTTGGTCTATCTTCTTGTCCTGCAATAGGATTTTCTGTTTCTGAGTCTCCAAAGTTATTGAAGAACACGGCCTTACCATATAGCAATTGAACAAAGCCATCTCTAAGCCTGCGTACACGCATTGTCTTTGCTGGTATATGTCCTATGTATCCAATGTTTCCGCCAGTGGTTCTACCAACTTCAATATAACCGTTACCTGTTGCTTCTAAATCTGTGTACACCTTTATTAATGTTTGAGTAAAAGTATCTTCTTCGTTTGTAGTATCTAGCCAGGCATGTAGATCTTGACGCAATTTGTTGAGCTTTTTGCGGGCTCGCTCTAATTGCTTTTCATCTGTTATAGAATCAAACGCATCATTTGTCTTTTTTGTTTCAACAAAATCGTAGCCCAGCCCTACAATATTTGCAACCTTTGCATTGATTGCTGCATAGTTATATGTTGAAACTTCATAAATTTTAGAAAGATATTCTTGATTGTATGGGGGCTCAATAAGATCAAACATGGCATATCCACTGATAGCCTGTGCAAGAAGATTTTGTTGTGTTCCAACACCTTCAATACCTGTAAATGCTTTTGAAAACTCTCTATTAATTTTTCTTTTAAATGCTGGTCCAAGACCTCTTACTTTTCTTAGGTCGTCTCCGCTTATAGCAAATGGGTCATTTGTTGGCTGTCTTCTTGCAGAAAGAAATTTAGGCCCGCCTTCATATATACCGAATGTGCGAACTTCTCTAGCCAAAGCATCGATTCTGGATCTATTGCCTTTTTTTGACGTGACTGAAAGAAAATTCCCATCGTCGTCTCCAATCCATCTGCCGTCAGGCATTTCCCAGACGTATATGCCTAATGTGCTTTCTTCGTCAAGGACTTTATATTTAGTGTTATTAATATCCATAGGTCTTTATTTTACCATTATTGTCTACTCAAGTCCAGCTTTTTGTCAAGCAGTGTGACAAAAAAGCTAAATATTGGCAGACTGATATTCAGTATTGTTAATTAAATAGGCCGTTGAGTCATTCCCTAAGACAGATTCCGATATAGAAAAAGAGGTATCTGAAACAGAAAGTACATACTGCCTAGTATAGAGCTGATAATGAACTGTAGCCTGCGATGAATTTAAAGCCTCTGGGTATATTGCTATATTGCTATATACATTTGCTCCGCCTGATTTTGACCCGTCTTGGTTATAGTTAAACCTGGTATTGCTTGTTGCCTGTGAATTAAGCACAAGAATAATATGGTGGGGCATTCCATTTGTTAAAAATGAGGATATATTTGTAGAAGAGGTGTGATCTACTCCATTAACATATATTGCAGATATCCCAGACTTTGTAATGGATCCCAAAGAATTCCATTCAAATATTTTTGTATTACTTGAATAAAGAACATTCTGTCCAGATACTGGGGTAAATATCATTTCTACAGTTCTGTAAGGGTTTGCTGAATCTAAGTTAATTCCTCCGCCATCAAGCATTCTTAAACCATTGTAGTCGTTATAGGAAATAATTGGGTGGTTATACCTTGATAAAGAATAGTCTTTATCTGAATATATTTTGTCGCTTGAGTTATCTGCATAGAAATCAAGGTTTGAAAAAAAGTCTAGTGACAGGGATCTAAAAATAGGCAAATCTGTAGATGTGTTAGATGAAGACATTGTGACTTTTAAATAAAGCAGTCCGCTGGTTATGCCGTCATTTTTATTAAAATATGGAACTGGGCTATTATTCTTACATGCTTGCCATGTTAGGTTATCTCTACTTACTTGAACAACAATGTTTTCAACATCATCATCCCATGATATTTGTGAACTGGTAACGTCTAGAGATGAAGGTATAATTATTGTTTCAGTAAATGTAAAAGTTTTTGTTGCTGCCTCAGATGTCTCTAGGAAAGTTATGTAATCTCCACTTGTTGAAACTACAACATTTTCATCTGCAATCTGATCCCATGTTTTTGTGCCTGGGTAGTAGTACCTTGCAACGGGACGAATTTTTGAATGATTTAAACTAAACAAATATCCGCCGTCTGGGTAAACTATCTGCGAGTAATCTAGTTCTTTTATTCCTTGCTGGTAATGCAATGCTATTTTTGAATTAGACAAATTGTATCTATAAAAAGCAACAGAATCTATAACAAAATAATTATTTGTTGGGGCAGGGCCAGTAATAAATGCAGTGCTTGTATTTGTAAATAATACATTGTTTAATTGTCTTGATGCAACCCTTAAACCATTAAAATAAAGAGACAATGAATTTTTATTATAGGATGCAACTATATGCATTGCTTTATTATTTGAAGCTTTATATCTTAATGTATTAGAATAAACCTTAAATACAACATCTCCATTTTGATAGTATATGCCAATTTCGGAATCTGTGTCTGCAACTATTGGTACAGCAGAACCACTTACATTTGGTAGCTTTACCCATGCTTCTATTGAAAATGGGTTGTCTGAGTAATATTTATTTGCAAGTCCTGGCGTATCGTAGAAAATAGTTGTTTCATTAGAAATTAATGTTCCGTATATTCCGCCTGCTACGAGTGGCATTATTTTGGATCCAGATATCCCAGAAACAGCTCCATTATTATTGTTACCTGAATAATCTAATACCGCTTGTCCAGATATGGATTCATATGAAGTAAATGCATCTCTTACTGCTTGATATGTAGGATATGAAGAAATTAATTGGTTATAATAATCTATTGTGCCAGACTTTACTTCATCCAAAGTATAATATGAAAGGGGGAAGTCTGCCAGTACTGTTCTGTAGTAAGACATTATTTAACCCCCAATCATATTATTAAAGTGCTGCTATTTGTGTTTGCTTTTCAGCAATTGCTGCATTAAGTGCTGCTACTGTTTCTGAAACAGGCTCTGCTTTTGCATTTTCTGCAATAAGCTGTACCTCTAATGAATACATTGCGTACTCTAGGTTTCTAATTTCAGATTGCTTGATTGCAGCTTTTTCATCATCTGTTAGTATTGTATATGTTGCCATTTTATCCTCCTTGTTAATTTAATGAAGCTTTTAAATTGAGTAGTGCCTCAATTTGCAACATTAATTCTGATTTTTGTATACCATAATATTCTATAGCCGAGATTGTTACCTGGCCCTCGTCTTCCCCTACGGGGAGAGAAATAACAGCATTTATCTTATCTATTCTACCATTTATAAAATTAATTTGATCTTGTATTATTCTAGCCTTATCGTTGACAGTAATCATTATACCCAACCACTCCAAGGTCCATAGTAAGTCAACCCGTCTTTTCCAGTAACGTATCCTCTAACTCTTAGGTATCTTGCAGATGTTGTAAAGGTTAAATCCCCGTCTATGGTTCCAACTCTATAGTTCCAAGCGGTGTTAAATCCGAGGGAGCTGTCATAAACATTTCTAGTTGACGTTGTATATGTTTTTGTTCCAGAAGCTGTTGTTGATCCTCCTGAAGTTGAGTTTACTGTTCTGATGATCCATTCATAGTTAACATTCCCATTATAGTCTCCAGATGCCGATACGTTATCCCATCCCCAGTTTATTTGAGAGCTAGCGTTTCTTCTATCAAAAATAATATATCCTATTGAATTAACAGTTGGTGTTATATATGGAACTGGGCCAATTTCATTTGATGAAACTCTACTTGAAGTTCCTCCGCCATTTGTTGCGTCTGCAAAAGCTTTGTAATAAAATCCTGCATCACTTGATGGAATTGTGTATGAAAGATTTGCCCCTGTTGTATTACTTGCAACTGTTGTTTCACTAAATATAACGTTTGCCGTTCCACGAATAATTCTAAAATCATAAGATGTTGGAGAATTTGTAAAACCAGAAACCTGTGCGGTAATTGTAGACCCTTGCGTAACTGAACTTGCTGTCCAGCTTACAGAACCAGCAACTGGGGCTGGTTGAACTAGCGTTCCAGCTCCACCAGTATAACCAGAATATTTTGTTGCACAAGATATTCCAGTACCAGATGCTCCGTAACCTTGTGATCCACCTGCTGTTTTTGGATAAACAGTAATAGTGTTTGTATTTGTATTTCCTGGGCTATAAGAATAAGAAGTGCTTGTTGTGTTTGTAGTGTAGCTTCCATTTATGTATATATCATAAGATGAAGCTCCAGAAGCTGCTGACCATGATGCGGAGTGTATGTAGTTTGTGTTTATTGATCTAATAAAAACAGCAACACTGCCCGCAGTTCCACTTCCAGATGTAAATGTTTGAGAGCCTGGGTTTATTGTTACAGATCCATTTGTTGTGTATCCATCATAAGATGTTGCACTGGATCCTGCAGTCCAGCTACCAGAATATGTTAAATTTGATACGTTAACAGTAACTGAACCTGGTGCTGTAGGGGTAACTGTTGCATCGGAACTTGAAACAGAAGAAAGCACTGGAAGTATTAATGTTCCTGTAGTTAAATTTAGCGGTGTTGTTCCTCTATTATTTGAAGCAAAAACCTTTACTCCTATAATCTTATCAATATCAGATACTGTTGTTTGATATAGATTACCTGTTGCGCCTGGTATATCAACTCCGCTTCTTGTCCATTGATAAGAATATGATGTTGGAATATAAGCGTCATCTGAATTCCATGTTCCAGTTGACACTTGATAGATACATCCTAGTCTTCCACTTAAACCAGAATTAACTGTTATAGAGGGGCCTATTGAATTTTGGGGGAACTCTGGATAATATAAAATCCAGGAGGATCCGTTATATATCCATCCTTGTCTTGCTGCAGACCATGCTGATCCATTATAAATTTTTAATGATCTTTGATTATACCAGGCGTCATTGGCATATGCTCTTATACTCATTTGCGCTCCTAGTAGTAAATATATAAATCGCCAGCGGCAGTTCCAGCAGGTGGAGTCCCAGTATTATTATAAAATATTTTATTTGAGTTTGCAGTATTAGTACCATTTGAGTAGGCTGTAGAAGCAACACTTACGCTTCCGCCCAAGGAAACAGCAGAGCCATTTACTGTAATAGATGAATTTACAAGTTGAGCATTAGTAATAGATGAGTTTGGAATGGTAGGTGTTGCGCCTGTAGCACCTGTAGCTCCTGTAGCTCCTGTTGCACCTGTAGCTCCTGTTGCACCATTTGTTCCATTAGTTCCTGTAGCACCTGTAGCGCCTGTTGCACCTGTAGGGCCTGCTACTGTGCTGTCTGCGCCTGTAGCGCCTGTTGCGCCCGTAGCACCCGTTGCTCCTGTAGGACCAACTATTTGTCCAGCAGATGTCCATGAAGAGCCGTTCCAGATATAAAGATCCCCATCAGCATCGACTATTCTTGCATCATTAACTGAATTTTCAGATGATGGCAAAGCTGCAAATGTTGCTGCACTTGCTTTTAATGTTATTGATACGCCTTGAGATCCCGTAGCTCCTGTAGCTCCTGTTGCACCTGTAGGGCCCGCTACTGTGCTGTCTGCGCCTGTAGCGCCTGTTGCGCCCGTTGGGCCTGTAGAACCCGTTGGGCCTACTACTGTGCTGTCTGCGCCTGTAGCGCCTGTTGGTCCTGTTGGGCCTGTAGGGCCTATAGGCCCTGTTATACCTTGTGGACCTTGAATGTTTCCAACGTTTTCCCAAGATGAGCTTACTGCAGACCAAACAATAAGGTCTCCATTAATTAAATATCCATCTCCAGAAATACCAGTTGGGTGTGCGGATTGCAATGCAGATAAGCTATTATAAGATCCTAATATTGTTACTGCAGTTCCTGTAGCTCCAGTTCCTCCTGTTGCTCCTGTTGCTCCTGTAGAGCCTGTAGGACCCGTAGGACCCGCTACTGTGCTATTAGCTCCAGTTGCGCCTGTAGATCCTGTTGGGCCTGTCGGGCCTGTTGCTCCTGCTGTGCCCGTTGGGCCTGCTACTGTGCTTGCTGCACCTGTTGCACCTGTAGGGCCTGTTGGGCCTGTAGCACCTGGGTGGGCTGTAAGATAATCATCTATGTCTTGTGCTAGATAACCTAAGTCTCTAGGAATGTCAGGAGACATATCCAGTGTTGGATATCTGAAATTCTTAGGAGTTAAATTACTAGGCATTTTTAAATTATACCACTTTCACGGTTCTGAGCGGCATGATAAAAGCCTAAGTTATCATGCAATCTTTGATCGTCACATAAAGAAATAGCTATTTCACCTTGCTTTGAAGCCTCTTCATAATTGCCTAAATTATAGTTAGCTAGGGCAAGTAAATCATGTGGCTTCCAGCCCCAGGCCTCTGATTCACAAAAATATCCTAAAAACTTTTCTTTTATATCTAAGGCTAGCGATGCATATTCCTTTACCTTGTGCCAGTCCGATATCTCGTAAAAATGTTGAGCTAGATCTACAAAAGGCTCTCTTCTTTCTGGGCATTCTGCAATAGCAAGTCTTAACCAATACTCTTTGTTTTCTGGCTCACACTTTGCAATATATCTCATAGACTCGCATCTTTCTGGTTTCCAGAAAGCTGAGGGTAGCGATAAGTGTCTTTTAAATTCATCTGCAGACTCTTTATATCTGGCGTAATAAAATAATTCTCTTGCATAATAATGTGCACATCTGTCGCTTGTTGGATCTTCCTGTGCTGCCATTTGCAATAAAGGAAGATACTGTCCTCTAGACTTGTTATTGTCTGGATGATGGTAAATTTTAATATCTACATTTTGTCTTACTTCTTCTATTCCATAGAATGCAACAGACTCATGAATTGGATACTTCCATCTATGGCCATGCCTTGCATGAATTCTTAATGCATCAAATTCAACTCCAGGGTTTCCATTTTCATCAAATGATGTTACTAGTCTATGTATTGGTCTTGTTACTGTAGATGGAAGTTTTTCTAATTCTTCCCTCCAACCTTCTGATAAAACCTCATCCATATCTAAAGATATACA